CTTGTTACAGGTTTGACTGCGAAGTCAGATAGTGATGATCCAGTAAGTTGGAATATTCTGTTTTCACAAAAGATAAATAAGTTATCACGGAATACCTTGAGTCCTGTCACAGTGTCATCAACTTTGATGCTACCTGCACCAGATCCACTACTAAACGCATCTTCGTCAAACGGTTGGCTAAATACAACTTCTTGTGGTGTGGTTGACTTGCCTGCATAAAACATGTGATCTTTAAATGCAGTTACAAACTTTGCACCAGACACAGAACTTTCACTTACATCTGTTGCACTAAATGATGAGTTAAACACTGTCGGTGCATTTGCACCATCTGCAACAATTAACTTATCGTTGCCATCAAAGTTAAATCTTTGGAATGTGTATTTGCCTGCACTACTTCTACCAGTATCTCTCTCTGTCCAACTTGAACCACCCGGAGTAGCACTAAATATCTTTTCACCTCTCGCTGCAACAACACTTGATCCGAATGTTGCAACCATCAAGACTTCTTCACTTGATGCACTTGTCTGTGGTACAACTGCTGTAACGTATTTGCTGAAGCCAGTTATTCTTCTGTAGCCACCTTCGATATCAGGTTCAAAGTTAAGAAGCTCAAGTGCTTGACCGGGTTTCATTATAAATGTCGATTGGTTAAGGACTAACCCACCTTCACATACAAATGGAAACGCACCTGTCTGACTTAGCTCTGGCATTAGACGGCTCTCATATATAATTGTTTGTTAATTAGTTCCACACGCATACGCTTAATTGATTTTTCAAACTGCATCTGTGCAAGTTGTGCGTTTTGTACTTCACCACGTAAAGTAAACGCATAATACTTTGCTCGTTCTATTATTACGTTTTCAAATCTTTCAGGTATGGATGACTCATCTGTCGATGCACTTAATGCTGTGTGTGTAGCATAATAATAATATTTTACGGTGTATGTGCTTTTATCAGGCACAGGAGACAGACCTATATTGTTTTGTGGATCTTCATAGACATACACTGGTATGGCTCGTGAGTTACCTGTCGGATCTGTATCTCGCTCATGGTAGTTGTCAAGATACTCACTGTAAGTTATGAATTCAAGAGTAGTCTCTTTCTTGTCTGCAGCTTCAAGAAACGTAAAACTATCAAAGTCTACTGTCTTTGTATTTGTTGTGCTTAGTGCAGATCTAGTATAAAGACGTGTGCCTGCAGTGGTTGTAAAACTTTTGTTAACAACAGTAAAGGGCCATTCGGTATCTGCATTTATTATGTCATCTATTGCACGATTAACATAATCTTTTACTGCAGTTTGTATACCTCTTGATGCAGAAAAGTTAGAGCTTGTTAGCTCTACTTCGTTTAGATCTCTTAGTACGTTGTTTATTAATACTAGATAACTGCTCGCCATGTTTTAGCTTCTCTTGAACTCTTTTAGCTTCTAAATAATCTTTTCTTTTTTTAGCTTTACGAATTGGACTATTTAGTTTTTTGTTGATGTCTGCTACTTGCTGTGGAGTCAGTAGTTTGTAAGGTTTGGTATCAATCGGTATTAGTAATCGTAAATTTTTTTTTTAGTTTGATTACTTGGTACTTACCCACTTTTTTCTTCTTTTTCACTTTCTACTTCTTTCACTACATTTTGCATCATAGTATTCAAAACTTTTAATTTTTCGTTTGCATTTATGACTTCGTGTAGTGCTTGATCGACCAAATTTAAAGCTGCGTTATTGTTATTTAATACAGCTTGTGCATTTTCAATTTGTAGTTGATATTGAAAAGCTAATGCTTGTGCGGCTAGTTTTTTCATAGGGGTACTCCTTTTTAAAATTATACAGATAGACTGTTGATTTGTCAACATTTACCTGTTAAAATCTACCTATCCACTTACCTGCAAACCATGCTAATAAACCTGCAAAAAATACTATAGCTATGAAAGCAATACCGTATCCTAGATACTCCATAAGTTCTTCTTTACGCTTTTGTGCTATTTTTTCTTGATAGCGTCTTGACTTTCTAGCTTCAGCTTGGAATCTTTGCCAATCTTGCCAAAGTCCGGGTCTGCCTAAATAAATCATCATTTTCTTGAGTTCTTCTTCTTTTTCTCGTATTTGCTCAAGAGCCATGAACTCTTCTAAATCTGTACCTCCACCTTTCGCTTTTTTCTTATTTGCTTTCTTTTCTAACTCTTCTTTTGAAAATACAAAATCGCTTATATGTTTCGCACATCCACTTAGTTCTTTTCCGTTGGACACGAATTGTTTTATTATTCCGAAAGCAGCGTTGGCCGCAGCTAATTCTGCTAACATGGTATTCCCCCTACCTGTTTATTGGTTTACAATATGCTGTTATTTTTTTATTACCATTCTCGTGTGGTATTGCAGGTTGTCTAGTCAAACGTTCTGCAAAATACAAACAATCATCGACACTTTTAAATCTTTGTGTCTGATTCACTATTCTGTCGTCTATCATGAAGATCAGTAGAAACTCTATCATTATGATGGCAATCGCAAGAACAATCCTCGCAGTCGCACTCGTAACATTCGCAAGTCTCGCATCGTTTCTTGTCCATTATGTTTTAGTACCCATTAAAACTGTTTTTCGTTTAATAACTGGCATTTTAGAAAACGGTTTTTCTTTTTTACCTAAAACACCAGTATAGTGATCATAAACTTTTCTTTTAGTTCTTTCATCGTCAAACACATTATTGTCTTGCTGTGCAGGTCTTGGTTGTTGATATCTTTTACTTACCATAAAACTCATACCCCAACTTCATCATCTCTGCTAAATGTTTACTACGTTTACCAACTTGTCTTGCCCAACGTGAGTCAAGCATCTGTTCGCTTGCTTCGTAGAAATCACCCACCTCGATAGCTCCCCACATCTTTACAAATTTCATAAGACGAGGAACACCCATATTAAATCCCATATCTACGCAGACCATTTGTCGAACTTGGTCAAGTTGGTTTACAATAGGTTTTCTTTTAAGTAATTCTTTTTCTACAATAGCTATGTCGTTCATGCAAAGATAGTAGGCTTCTTCTTCGGTGAGACCTATTTCTAAAATATCTTCAAGTGTCTTACCTATGTACTCTAGTTCGATGTCTGTGATACCACGATCCTCAAGATTTCTTCCGATACCGATTGTGCTTATGCCTAAACTGTCTTTATAAGGTTGAAGCACCATACCCTCATGTTGGGCAACCATCTTTACAAATTCACTTAACTCATACTTCATATTCTGCTCTTCTACCTCTATGCACTTTGCCACCGTGATAATACGCTTGTATTTCACCCCCCTCTGCAGCCTTCTTCTTTCTTCTTCTACCTGATGCCGTAACAGACCACTTAACAGCTTTGGGACCTGTTTTTTTCTTCGCTTCTTGTTTACTTATCTTGCCTGCAACAGCTTTAGGTCTACACGCAGGGTATGGGCGTGTTTTTTTTTCTTTGCCAGACCGACCACATTTCTTGCCAGTCTTGACATCACGCCAGTCCTCTTTAAACCACTTTGTTAATCCCCCTTGTGGTTTACTCATTATGCGTATCCACCACCACGCTTCTTATATGTACGAACAAGCCATGCGTTTGCATACGCACTTGGATAGACTTTGAACTTCTTCTTTGCTTCTGCTTTTACACTAGCGTATAACTTTGGGTTGGTTGGCTTTGAGCCACTTTTCTTTTTAGCTTTCTTTTTCGCTGCCATACTATTTTCCTTTTTTTAACATTTTTGCTGCTTGACCGACCCCTTTAATTCCAAATGATGCAGATATAGCTATATATAACAAATACTGATACCATTCAGGTAACGTGGCAAGAACTTCAAAACCACTCTGTACGTACTCTCTCATTCCGGGGATGAATACAAGTATAGCAGGAGCTAACAAAACTACCAACGCAAATTCGTCTTTCCAAGAATCTACCGTAGCATCTGCCATCTTGCCTTCCCATGCAACTTCACCTGCTGCGACTTTCTCTGCAACAGTCGCACGAGCTTTAGCTTCTGCAACTTTTGCTTCTCCGTCTGCTTTGGTTTTTGCAACTTTGTTTTCAAACCAAGTGCCTGCTAAATTTGCTATAGGACCTATGAGTGAAGCTAACATTTCCATCTTCTCCTTGCTTGTCGCAATCTACTGTTTGGATTCTTGGCTGCTTTGGGGAACTTTTTCATTTGACCTGCAGATCTAGCACAAAAAGATTTACGTCTCTTTGCATCTTTGCTCCCCGGCTTTACCTTGCCAGTTACAGCAGTCTTGAGTTTACTGCCGGGGTTTTCTTTACGATACTTGGCAACACCTTTCTTAGTCATGCCTGCACCCTGCTTGGTAGGGCGTTTGTCACCACTCTTGATAGTGTAGCCTTTCATGCTCCCACGTTTCTTGGTCATAAGTTAGCTTTTCTTTTTAACCAATGCGTAGCCGTCAGGTAACATTTTTCTAATTTTTGCTAAAGTCATTTTACCACCGACAGAACCACCTTTTCTCATCATGGTTGGTTTTTTCATGCCACCTGTAGCACCACCTTTAGCCATCATTTTCTTTTTGGTTTTACCACCGTATTGCATCATGGCTTTTTTCTTGCCACCCATAGCTCCACCTTTAGCCATCATTTTAGTGCGACCACCACCACGCATCATTTTTTTCTTTTTCATTCTTCATTCTCCGAGTATAAGTTATCAAATGTTATTGCAGGGTCAAGATAAGTTTCGTGAATTTCTGCATTGTGTATATACTGGCTCGGTCTAAAATCTGGAGGTCCTTCACCAGTTTCCCAGAGTGCAGGACTTGTTGCCCTTACTCTGTTGTTTGGCAAAGCAACGATGTTGCCTGTCCAATCTCCTGCGTCTATCAACTGCAATACGTGACTTTGTTTATGCTGTGCAGGGTCATCTGCTATGTCACTTTCGGTGTAGTCTACAGTAAATAGATATTGTCCTTTATGAAACTCTCCGTCTATTTTGCAAATCCACGGAGATGAACTAACTCTATCTAGTCGTACTATCGAGTGATGATGTGAGCTACAATCCCACGGCTGAGCTAAATGCGTTGGCATTATCTGCGGCCACTCTTCGTACGGTATATCAGCAACGAGTGCTGTTATTGGCATCCTTGCCCACATTGCACCACCGTGTACGTTCGGTTCATTTTCATCGTCATCACTTTCACATCCTGTAAATACAACTTGAAAACTTAGACATCTGTCTGGTACTGTATTCACGGCTATTGCTAGTGCATGTAAATATTCACCGTGATACATTTGGTGATTGTGTGTAAATTCTTTTCGTACCCAACACTTAAAGTGTGGTATGTTACTTATTAAGTATGACATATCTTACCCTCGTATAAGATAGTTACCCCCTTGAAAGGTAAGAGAGCAAGTTGCCCTGCTCTCTCACATAGTCATATTATGTACCAGTTGAAACTGTAGCAGATTCAACAGGGTTTACAGAGATATCACAAATTACAGCGTGTACTCTGAAACGTAACGCAGTTGTTCCTGAAGATCCTGAATCAAGTATTGTCACTTGAACAGAATCAGCAGAAGTAACTATATTACCACCTGTAGCCTTCAGGTTGAACTGAATATCAGCAGCAGCGTTACTTGCTCCACCGTCAACAAAAGCATCAACGTCAGTTGATGTACCCACATCAAGAGTAACATTAGCGTTACCAGAAGCTTCAAGAACTTCTAATGCTCCACCAATGACCATGCTATCAGCAGGTAAATCAATTAACTTAACGATGTCATCGCCTGCTAATGAAGTATTGTCAACTGCATCATAGACAGGGGATGTAATTACATAGGGTCTAGGTAAATTACCCGGATGCCCTACTGTGCCACCACCAGTGATGGTTCTATCATAAGTAGCCATAGTTAATCCTCCCTATTAAGCAAAATCTATAACGCCACGGACTAAGGCTTCTGGTCTAAGAACTTTTCTACCAAAAACATGTAGTCCTCTAACAACGTCAGAGAATGATTCAGTTGAACGTACCACTTCAGTCTTTGCGATGTGAGACGCTGTTGCCGCAGCAGAAATGTGACCTGCTAAGATAACGTTTTCAGAAGCATCTGTTGCTAAACCTGTCATTGTTACCTGATCAGTTCCACTTGTGCTGTTTAAAGCTGTAGACTTGTAGCAAGAAAAGCCTGCAAGTGTACCCGGAGTTGCAAGTCCGTTTCTTAGGTTAGAAGTTGCATCACCAGTTATATTAACTTCAGCAATCTTGTTACCTGCTTGAAACATCTTCTCGTAGAAGATCGGAGGTGCAACAAACCATCTATTCTCTTCTGGTACAGATTGGTCGTCAAGCACTCTTGCCATTAGTAGCATGAGGTTGATACCTGCATCGTCTGTCTCTACGTTAATAGGACTAGATGCTGTACCTAAAGCTGTATTAGTAGTTGTTAGACCACCTGATAAACTTGCATCATCAGCACCTGCAATACCTGCACCGTCTGATAAAGTTTGTAACACGTTTGCATCGTATTTTCTCTTCAAAGAAAAAGCACCTGATGAAGTTGCTAATGCTTCAAAGTTGACATGAGAGTGTCTCTCTTCGATGTCATCGATTTTAAATGCAAATGCGTTTGCTTGGTCAACGGTCAATGTAATTTGATCGTCAGCCAAGTTTTGAGTGTTTACCACAGAACCTCTTGTATAACTGGATACAGTTATTGTTGGTTCTTTGATAATATTTACAGTGTCGCCAAAGTTTTCAATCTCTCCTGTGTAATCAGTATTCGTAATATCTTCTGCAACCGAAGCACGTCTGAAGAACTTGAGAACTTTTTGGCTAAATATCTGAGGAGCGAAATTACCAGAAGGTAAATTTCCGTATCCTGCAGCAGTTCCGAAAGCCATTTTCTCTCTCCCTTTTTGAGGTTTTAGCTGTTCATATCAATTCGCCCTTCTTGCCGTGCTAAGTCGATTTCAGCTTCCACCTTCTCGAACTCCCACGGTTTAAGTCTGGCGATGTCAGAACCCTTCCAAATCTTTTTAGTAGAATCTTTTGTTGCAACTTCTTTAGGTTGTTGTCTTGTTATAGACATGGCAGCATCAGATTCCTTTGATTTAGTCGGTTTCTTGTTAGAGATTCCCATCTCTGCTTTGTAAAGGGATATTATCTTGCTTGCCCACTTAGCATCAGT